AAAAGACCTCCAGCGCCACGCTGCCCACCTCATACTGCGGCACCGTGAACTGCGTGCCGGCCGCGATGGCCACCGAGCGGCTCCCGGCAAGGGAGCGCAGCTCGGCAGCCTGGGCCACGCGGAGGGAGTCCGGCAGCATACCGATTTTGTTACCTTTGGCATCCTTGATGATGTACGACACAGGACTCCCTCCCTGCCCCCTAGACGGCGGCCTTTTCGAACACGATGCCGTTGGGGTTCATATCCGCGGGGATCTCGCCGCCATTCTCGATGATGGCCACCATGCGACCGGAGTAGTACGTTTTGCCGTTGACGGTCATGGTGTCGCCGCTGGCGGAGATGCCGTTGAGCAGATCGGCATTGGCGTGCTCGTGGGCCTTGGCCATAGCGGCTTCAACGCCTTCCTTGCCCTGGATGTCGGCCCAGTTGACCACAAGATCCATGCTTTCGGCTTCGGCGATCTTCACCCACGCACTGCCGTCGTAGATGTACTGGGCCGCGCCGGTGCTGACGGTCGCATCAGCCGTGGCATCCTTGACCCAGCACAGGTCCCCCTGCTTCGGGCTCTCCAGACCGTCACGGGCGGCGATATCGTTCACGACATAACAGGGCACCTTGCCGCTGACGGCGGTTTGCAGCGATGCCAGCTTGGTTTCGACATTGCTGCCGTCGGCCATTTTGACCTGGTCGGCGCTGGTTTCAGGCAGGATCTGGTTCTTGTTGACGTCGAGCAGTTTCATTTTGAACAGTTCAGCCATGATATTTTTCCTCATGTGTTGGTCAGTTCTCTACATAGGCCACGTTCGCGGCCACGTCCTCGAGGCGTGTCTCCAGCGCGTCCACGCGCTCGGCGATGCCTTCCGGCACCTCCACGCCCTCCAGCTTCGGCTGGATGCTGTAGGCCCGCACCAGCACCCGCATCTCGCTCCCGGCCGGAGCAGCGAAAAGCAGGCGGATCGCGGTCGATTCCAGCGCGTCAGCCGAAGAAATTTCCTCGTACTGCTGGCCCGGATAGCAGGCCACGCCGTCCCAGAAGACATCCAGCAGATGTTTTCCCGGCGCATAGGTCAGGCCCTCCGGCAGGGTCAGCGCGCCGCCTTCCTCCACGGGCGCGTCCAGCGTCCAGACGGCCTCCCGGTTGCGGCGCAGGTCTTCCACCACGCCCGCGATTTGGAGCAGTTCCAGCCGCGAGGCGTAGCCCGCCTCGCTGACCACGATCTCCACGTCCGCCGTGCCGGACATGATGATGGGCACGGACAGCTCATGCGTGGTGGCCTGTCCCAGCACGGATTTCAGCTTGTAGAACGGGGCATGGTTGCCGTAGGCGTAGAGCACGGGCTCGCCGTCGTCCTCCAGCGGTTCGGCCCAGACGCCGAACTCGCGTATCCAGAAGCCGCCTTCCGTGGTCGGGATGACGATATGGACCCAGCAGATGTTGGGGTCTTCCTCGTCCTGCGACAGGCTGTCGATGGGGCGGCGGTAGACCTCATGCACCAGCGCCACGGCATCATCAGTTGGCACGGGGACTTCGCCGTCACCATCGCCCACGGCAATGACGCTGAGACGGACGGGCTTGCCCGCGGCATGGGCGGCGGCTTCCAGCGCCGCGCCGGCACGGGTGAGCAGACAAAAATATTCGGGGGTGTCGGTGGCGACGCCGCCCACTTCGGGCAGGTCGTCCGTGCCGCCGGGAACGACGGCTCTTACGGTTGCGGACATACGCGACTCCGGGTCATGGTCAACAGGGCAAGGGCAACGCGGCCGCGCGCCGCGGGCACAGGCCGCGGCGGCGTAAAGGGACGGAGGCGGCCGCGCGAGCAGATCAGGCTTGCGAAGGCGATGCGCGGACGCGCGGGGGCCGCCGGCTCCGGCGGAAAATGCAGGCGCACGCGACTCAGGGTGCGCATGATGCCGACCGTCGCCACATGGACGCGGGCGGGCGGCACAGGTTTTGGCGGGAACCAGAGGCGCACGCGGTTCAGGGTGCGCATGACACCCGCCGTGGCCACGGCTATGGGAAGGGGCCTGCGGGTGAAGGTCTCAAGGCATTCAAGCCAGCTGCGCACGTTCTTGTAGTCGAGGATCAGCCGGACGGCGCTGGTCATGCCCGACTCGTCCAGACCAAGTTCGCTCACGTCCAGACGCACGCGGAAGAAGAAGGGATCGCCGCCATAGGCGAACCACTCTTTTATGCTCGCCTCGGTGGGCAGCGCCGTTTCCAGCGCCGTGCGCACGGCCCAGGGCGTGCCCTTGTGCCGGTGCAGCTCAATGGCTCTTTTCAGCAGCGCCCGCCGGGCGGCTTCCGTTCCCGCCAGATTCCAGCCCTCCACCCCCAGGATATGGAACTGCTCCCCCAAGGCCGGCAGGGCTGACGCATCCACAAGGTCAAAAAGATTGACGAGCGGTGTCGAGACTGGGAGCGCCGAAATGCGGGCCGCGAGCCGGGCAAGAGCTTCCATGCGAACGTCGCCCCGAAGCGACGGCTGAAGCAGGTCGTCCCTATCCATTTTTCCGCTCCGGCATTATGGTGATGCGGATCTCTTCCCAGTCCACCCACTGGCTGGCATCGGTCTCGCGATCCGATTCCGGTGCGACCAGATGCACGCGGTACACCCCGTACACGGAAAGCAGGGCGACAAGCTGGGTACGCACGATATCCACGCCGAGCTTCGTGCGACCGGATTCCAGCCAGGAAGCCACTGCCTGATCGACCAGTGCCCTGACGGCCGCTTCATCGGCCCAGACATAGAGGGTCAGCTCCGCCTCAAGACGCGCTGGCACTCGTAACGCCGCATATACATGGACAACGTCTGTCAGGGGGCGGATTTTTTCTCCGCTGACATAGGTCGCAACCAGTACCAGCTGGGCTTCGCCGGGCAGTCCATTTTGCGCCAGAAGATACAGGTCCACCTCTCCGGGCGCGGGCGACAGGACACCCACATCCACAATGTCCGGAGAGGCGGAAAGCGCGTGATACCGGTAGGCAAGTTCGCTCCCCGCGACGGAAAAAGCCTCGGGCGCAAGCATGATGCGCTCCCGCAAATGTCCGTCATCTTCAGCGTCCACACCTCCTGCCGTGGTGTCCACATTGGCAACACTCACGTCCGCATCGGAAAGCGGATCGGCAAGCTGGCATACTCCGCCGGGAAGTATCCCGTTGGCCGCGGCGCCTCCTTCGGAGCATTGCGCAGCGGCATCCACGAAAAACTCTCCTGCCTTCAGCACCACGGTCGCCAGCGTGTCGAAGCGGTATGCTCCGTCCTGGCTGTAGATTTTCACGCCTGCGGGAATGGACAGGTCGGCAGGGAGTGCCGCCTTCACAGAGAACCGCACGACACAGGATGCCGCCGCTTCGGAAAGTCGCGTCACACCGACAAGCTCTCCCAGCATGTCCAGCATGGGAGCCTGGGCGTAGCGGACGAGATTCTGTTTTGCCGCCTCCTGGATGCCCACACGGACAAGGTGTTCCCGGTAGGCGATCAGATTTATGATCAGCCGCTCGGCCTGCGCCGGGTACAGCGTGCGCCCGGTCAGTTCCTCATATTTGCGGATGCAGGATTCAAGCACGGCCTGCTGGTCCGTCTCAATGAACTTCGGTTCCGGCAGTTCTCTCATCATGCCGCGCCCCCCATGACGACGCTTGTCGTGTTCCGCCCGTCCGTACCGCTCATATCGGCAAGCCTCCAGGTTATGCGGACCACGGCATGGCCGCCGCTTTGCTCCTTCCCCTGGCTTACCGCCACACCGTCAACACGGATGCGTGGTTCCCAGACGAGCGCCGCACGCACTTCCCGCACGATATGAGGCCGGGCCGCGTCCAGGGGCAAGTCAAGATAATTGCCCGCGTCGCACCCGAAATCCGGCCGTAACGGGTCGGAACCTTTGGGGGTGGTCAGGATGATGCGGATGCACTGGTGCACATCCGCGATCTGCTGCACGACGCCGTCCCCCCCAAGGGGTGTCTGGAGTCGCGCGGTATTGGGAGGAGGCAAGCAGGTTTGACATGTCTCCTTTATAGGAAACGGAGCGCGCCGCGTCTTTGAAAGGGCTTTAGGAAAACGAAAGCCCCGCCGAAGCGGGGCACGAAACGTCAATAAGATTACACCGGCGGACCGCTGGTTCCGCCGCCGGGCATGACACCGCCGTGCACATGGCTTTGCAGGGAGACTCCGCCGGCCTTTACGTCGTTGCCGGGCACGGTCACGTCACCGCGATTCACGGTCAGGGGACCGTCGATCTCCGCCGTGGTCGGGCCGTCACCCTCATAGCTCCGCATGGACAAGGCTCCCCGCATGGTAATGGTCGGCGCGGCCAAGGTAAGGGCCACCTTTGACTCCACGCGAGCGGGGCCTTCCACTGTCACGTCAGCCTTGCCCGTGCAGGTAGCCACGATTTCCCCCTGAACATCCGCCGTCAGCCTGTGCGCCGCGCGGTCATAGCGCAGCACCGTGCCGTCGGCATAGCGCCGCACATCCACATCCGGGCCTCCAGTCTGCGGCACGGGGTCCGCGTCCGACCAGACCGCGCCCAGGATGACGCCGTCCTCCCCCCGCAAGTCAAGGAGAAGCACCACCTGTTCCCCCACGTCCGGCAGATTGAGCGCCTTGTCCCTGTGCGTGCGGCGCTGGAGCACCGGCAGGAAGGCCGTTTCCAGATTATCGTATTCCGGCAGGCTGGCCCGCGCCCAGCCCCGCCCGGCGTCCACCGCCGTGACGATGCCGAAGGCGAACGTTGCCCCGGATTCTTCCTGTGTCCGGCTCATGCCTTTTTCTCCGGGGCCGCCGTCCGTGCAAGCGTCAGCGTTGTTGTGTATCCCT